TCCGGGTTGCGGCATATGCACGTGTTTCGTGTGACAAGGATGCAATGAAGCATTCACTTGCCGCCCAGATCAGTTACTACAACGAATACATCCAGCGCAACCCCGATTGGGTCTTCGCCGGCATCTATGCCGATGAAGCCTACTCCGGTACAAAGGACGATCGCCCGCGCTTCGTGCAGCTGATCCAAGACTGCAAGAACGGCTTGATCGACAGGATCATCACCAAGTCCATCAGCCGCTTTGCCCGCAACACGGTCACCTTGCTCACAACGGTCAGAGACCTCAGACGCATGGGCATCGGTATTTACTTCGAGGAGCAGAACATCGACACGCTGACTGAAGCTGGCGAACTGATGATCACGCTCCTCGCTTCTCAGGCACAGGAAGAAAGCCGCGCCACCAGTGAGAACTGCAAATGGCGCATCAGAAAGAAGTTCGAAGAGGGCTATACCACTCATTTCAATCTGATCGGATACCATCAGGTTGATGGGCTGGTCGAAATGATCCCGGAAGAGGCAGAACTGGTCAGGCGCATTTTCCAGCTGTATCTTGAAGGATACGGTCAGCAGGCAATTGCCAACATCCTCTTTGAAGAGGATGCGCCTACCTGTTTGGGAGGCGAATGGTTCAGCACAACAATCAGAAGCATGCTTCGCAACGAAAAATATGCCGGCGATCTTCTTCTGCAAAAATCCTTTGTCACCGATCACATCACAAAGGAAGTTAAGAAAAACAAAGGTGAAATGCCGCAGTTCTTCATTCAGGATGATCATGAAGCCATCGTTCCTCATGAGGTGTTCGAAGCTGTAAGGCGTGAAAACGCCCGCAGAGCCGCCAAGTATGGCAGCAACGGCGGAGAGACTTCTGAACTGACTTCACTGGTGCGATGCGGCATTTGCGGGAAGAACTACCGCCGTAAGAAAGCAAAAGCCAGATGGCTTTGGTGCTGCACCACCTATAACCTCCGCGGCAAAAAATACTGCGCATCGAAGGCAATCCCTGAAGAAACCTTGAGAAATGCATGCACCCAAGTGCTGGGGCTTGCAGAATATGATGCGGACGCTGTAAAGAACCGCATCGAACGGATTGACGCTATGCCAAACAACCTTCTGGTTTTCCATCTGAAGGATGGTACAACTCATAAAATGAAATGGGCATTTCCTTCCCGTTCAGAAAGCTGGACGGTCGAAATGCGGGAAAAAGCCGCTGAACAAATGAGGAGGCGCTATGCAAAGACAGGTAACTAAGCGGCAGGTGCAGGTCATCCAGCCGACGATCAATACGGGCTTCATGCAGTCTACGCTGACCCCGGTAGTCAAAAAGCGTGTTGCAGCCTACGCCCGTGTTTCGACTGAGCACGAGGAGCAGCAGACCAGCTACGATGCTCAGGTCGACTATTACACCAAAAAGATCAAGGAGCGTACTGACTGGGTTTTCGTTGAGGTCTATACCGAAATGTTGACTCCGACTTTGATACAAATGCACCCTACCTGCACCCAGACTGCACCCTAAATGCACCCAGAGCCGAAAGCTGGGTGCATTTGTCGCATTTTCGGAGTCTTTCTAGGGTGCATTTGGGTTCGCTGGGTGCACCCTCCCGGGAGTCCTAAGAAAAGAAACGCTCACATGGCGTTGAGAGTCAGAGACCGAAGTCCAGAGAAGAAAATTTTGCCATTACATCCGAACGGAGGTTGAAATAATTCTTCAAACTTTGCACAATGTAGGTACCCTGCGCAGGGTGCCTATTTTTTATTTTGGGTGCATTTTCATAGGGCTAGCTTTCCTATGCCCACAAGGGTTTTCATGGTAGTACGGCTACAATGACAAGCGCCCCGGAAGGTGGCATAATATATGTGCAGAGTAATTGATCTGGTGAAAACCGGAAAGAACATCGAACGGCTCCTGAGTGCGCGCGGACTGACCGCCAGGGATGTTCAGCAGCGCTTGGGTTTCGCAGAACGCCGCCCGGTCTATTTCTGGATTCAAGGCAAGAACCTCCCCTCAATCGATAACCTGTTTATGCTGGCAGAAATGCTGAAGGTATCGATAGATGACATTCTCGTCCCGAAGGATGAATACAGCCGGCAAAGGAGCGTGAACGAGCATGACTGAAACACATGAGCACCAGCCCGGGCATCTGGATTTCCAGATCGAAACCAAGGATGTCAGCGTGACCGAGTTTCGGCGCAAGCCCTCTGCAGTATGGGCTTACCTGAAAACACCCGGGCATGTGATTTTCTTCACCCGCCGAGGCAAGCGTGACTGCGCTATCATGTCCATCGAGACGCACGCCTGCCTGAGCGGCGATTATGAAAAAACCATACGCGAGATTGAAGAAGCAGCCGCTGCCTGGCGTGAAGAGCAGAAGGCACTTCGCAAAGCCAGAAGGGAGGCAAAGCGTGGTAGCGGAAAAGATTGCTGGAAATGGAAATGAGCAGCAGGTGCGATTAACTACTGCTCATGGATTCCGTCAAGCATTTGCAGGATGTCTGGTTGTTGCGATCTTTTCTTCAACAATCACTATAAGTTCACTTAATGGAATTCCCAGAGAAGCGGCTATATTCCAGAGGGTTTCCACGCTGGCGCTTTTACGTCCGTTTTCTATCATGGCAAGATGGCTGCGTGCGAGACCTGCACTGACTGCCAGCTGCGCTTGCGAGAGATTCCGCTCTGTGCGCAGAATTCCAATCACTTGTCCCATTATTCTGTGATCGTACTCCATAAACATGCTCCTTTCGTGATAGGCAATTGCCTTCACAACAGTGCATGTTTTTTACGCGAAAAGCACCGTAGATTTCTCCACGGTGCTCATTCGTTAAGCGGCTTCCAGGATATACAGATTTTCACCATCGGTAAGCATAGCATTCGGTTGGCTGTAAAGCAGATCCATGGTGCGAACATTTTCGATGAATGCGCCCATCCTTGAATCTTCCAGCGGGGTAAAATGTGCAAGTCTCTTTGCTACTGCATCCTTATTGTACTTAACAAGAGACTCGCCGGCGTTGATAAGTGCTTCGTCAACGGGGCCTTTTCTGAGTAGCGGTATAGCCGCAAGCTTCTGACCTGCAGACTTTGCTGCGTTGCCCAAACCACCGATAAGCTGCGCTTCGATGGCGGATCTTTGATACTTGGCAATCTGAGCGTGACAGGAGCTGTACAATTCACTGTATTTCCGTGCGAAGGCTTCCATTTTTTCTGCCACGACAGGCGCTGCGTCAAAGTTCCTTTGGAGCATTACCTCAAGGAAAGAAGTGTATGCATACAGATAACAAGCCAGCTGGTATTCACTGAATTCACTCACCACACGATCAAGATACGATTGTGCCTGCTGATTACTATGGATCATTTTCTGATCTTGAATCTTCTTGCTGATCTGCTCCTGATAAAAGAGAATATCCTGATAAGCCTCGCGCTTGATGTCTTGGACAGCAATCACGCGCAATGCACACATTTTTTCGTTATTGCAATCCCGCTTATATTCTTCCATGATTTCAGAAAGCATGTTGAGGTTTCCGCGCTGCTTTGATTGCTTTTCAAGCTTCAAAAACTGAAGGATTTCCTCAGCCTTTTCCTGAAGAGCGTCGAGCTTCTGATCAATACTCATGAGTGCCGCAGCAACGACCATTGTCATTGGATCAAACGGGATTACCGTACTTGTCGTAGTGGACACTGGGAGGCCGCCGTCAAGCAGATCGTAGCGCATGCGACCGGCAATTTTGCCGTCAGCCCCAACAATGTTTCCGGAGAATCCAAGCCCCTTGTCAACCATTCGACCAGCAACACCGTTCGGCCAGAAGCCTGCAAAGACAGGGGTATTCGTTGCCATTTGCGTGGTTACTGTTTTGGTTATCGTCCGTGCTGCATCAGGGAGAGTTGTGAAAGCGGCACCCAGCGCAGCAATGCCCATCAACGGCATTTTCCGATATCTGCTCAAGTCAACCTCAGATGCCTGAACAATCGGAAAATGATCACTGGTCAGCAATTCACCCGGGGTCTGGGGCTTCGTATCCTGCAGTGCCGTTTCTTTCTTACCGGTCAGGACTTTCACTATGTCCTTCAGAGCCATAAGATTTCCTCCTGATGTGTCGCTTATAAAAGAATCGCTTACTTTATGTACTCCAGCAGTCCTTTGCAGATCAGCACAGCATCGGTGCCGATTTGCGTTTGATAAACGGAAGCATCCGGACTTTGCCAGATCACGATCCCATCGATGTTTGCCTGCTCAATTATGTACCAATCGGAAGGGACGCCGGAATATTGGGCTGCCATTGTCTTTGTTACCTCGACCACATTCAGTCTGCGGGATGAACACAGCCCGGTCAGCTCATGGCCATTGGCGGAGGCAATGCCGTAAGCTGCCAGATACTCGCGATAATCAGGCGCGAAGTGTGTCTGCAGTTCATTCTCAGCACAGACAATCTGTTCTTCCGATGCACCGGAGAGACCGAAAAAGTCCGGCAGTTTCTTCATCACTTTTGCGATCTTGTTCATAATCAGACCTCCGTCAGCACTTTAGCAAGTTGTCTCCAATACGACTGCCGCTGCTTGTTCCAAAGAGCTTCGTTGGCAGCGTTGTGAACCTCTGAAGCTTGGCCAAACTCATGCCAGATTGTATTGTTGCCGCCCTGCATATGTTCCGACTTAGTCAGAATGGCCAAAGTGGAATCTGTCTTCTGCCCAATGTGATGAAGTTCATAGGCAATACCCGAATCGGGGTCAATAGCAGCAAGTCCCTGTTCCATGCGCTGGAGATTCGTTCTGCCAAGTTCATCCACATAATCCAGATCAATTGCGCGAATCAGGGAGGTTTTACCGTTGATCGTTACAGGGCGCAAGCCAGCCGCCTTGCAGATTTCATACTGTTCGATAGAACTGAACTGCTTGATAACATCAATCGGGTATTTCGATTCGCGTTGAATAATAGCAGCTTCGTTCATTGTCAGGCCATTCATTGTTGCGCCCTTCAGCGCTATGGCTTCACTTGCACCGCCGCTGATAGCACCGGAAATAGCACCCCACTTGTAGCCCTCGCTGCCTGCAAGGGCAGCGGCCTTAAGCGCCTGATCCATGTCGCCTGTTTCGATTCCGGTTACGATGCCTGCAGAGATTCCTCCAATAGTGCCTCCTGACAGAGCCATGATCGTGCCTGTCTTGGCAGATGCGGCAAATATCATGCTGATTGCGGGCGCTCCGACACCGGCTGTAACAACCGATACCGTCACACAAACGAGAATTACGCCTGTACCGATAGCAACATTTTTCAGAGCGCGGTCATAGGTATCATCATAATCCTCGAATTCCGTAACGATGGTGGTTCCATCATCACCCAGGGTAAAAACATACTTCTTACCCTGGAACTGCTCCGCCAATTCTGCCAGCGTATAGCCGAAATAAATATTTGCCTGAGAATTGTAAGCGAGTTCATCAATGTATTCCTGAGAGATGTAGACCGCGCTGACATTCTCAACGAAATACTCATCGCTGTCCAAAGCTGAAACGAGATTATCATATATCGTTGCTTCGGTATAGCGTAGAAGATTAGGGTCGCTCATCCCAGAGAAACCAGCCTCAGGCACATGTCCGGCGGGTAGTTGACTGCCTTCTGCAAACGATGTGCCTATTCCACAAACCAGAAGGGAGATTACCAATACAAGCGAAATCAATCTCTTCATCTGAAGCTGCCCCCTTTAATCCTCAACGATACCGATGATAGTGCCGTCTTCGGCAATCTGAGCACCTTTTGCGATAAGATCGCGGATTTCCTGAACCGACTTTCCGGTAACCATGTGCGCAAGCAGAATCTTGTTTGTACCAACGTAAATCTGCTTGGTCGTTTGCTGACCGGTGTATCGATTGCTCACAGTGATGGTATATATGCCTTCGTCTGTGTACTGATCTCCATCGCGAGCAGGACGATTAAAGCGGACGTCCTCCGTCAGACCGGTTGCGCCCTCAGCAAGAACCTCGCGTTTGATGTTGATGTCAAGGTAGCGGGATCTTGCAAGATCAAGATAGAATCCGTTTTCAGTAACCGCTGTGTTGGTCAATTCTGCACCGGTCATCACATCGAACGGATAGACCATGCAATTGCCGTTACGGACGGAAAATGCAAATTCAATCCGATAGTCGCTATACGATTTGATCACCTTGAGGGACTCATCCTTGATCTCATAGTTCAGTGCAACTTTGTAGTCGCCTTCCTCGAAAAGTTGAACGGTAGTATCCGCGCCGCTTGCGGTAATGCCGGAAAGATAATCGGTATACAGTTGAGGTGTTCCGATGGCATTTCTATAGTCCGTATGCTGAGTCACCAATGCGCCGCGGCCGAAGTTGGTTTTGCTGATGCCGAATGCCTCGTCGAAGCCATTAGTGTCTTCCGCAATTGAAAGGGCATCCTTTCCGTTCAGGCAGTCAATGTCCTGATCAAGCTGGAACCACAACTCAATCTGGTCTCCAAGCGTTTTTATGAAAACAGGATTGCCATCTTCATCCTCGTAAACGCTGGTGTAGCCGCTTACAAAGAACGTTCCCAAGGACCATCCAAAGTGCGGGTCATCGCTTTCGATCTTGTACACCTCAGAATAGCCATTGTCTTTGCCGGTGTTAACTACTTCACCCATGTAATACCGGGGTTCGTTGGGATCCGGGGAAGCAGGAACACCATCAATGCCTGCCAGCATGACAGCCAGAGCTGCTTCCGCTGCCGCCTGGTCGGTAATGTCGCTGCCAAATAGCATGTCGGTTACAACCTGCACTACGTTCCCGTCATCTTCGCCGGAAAGCGCATATGCCATTGCTGAAAGCGTCAATTTGGCTTGAGTTACTTTTGCAATACCGTTTGCCTCAGCATAGTCCATTGCCTGCAGCCAAAGCTCATTCGCAGCGGTACCATCCATCTGCGCTTCAACGGTCATTTCGTCATATGCGCTTTTGAGCTTTTCGAGGGCGTCATTGCCATTTATGCTCATCCACACAGAAATCTCTTCGCTTTTCTCACCGAGAAAAACACCGGCACTGTTCCATGCTTCAACTGTAGCATCGCTCAATTCAGACCACGCATTGCTAATGGCTGTGCCTGCGGAGTCGATGAAATTACCAACCGATTCAGAGGCATCATTCCATAGTTCTCCCGCGCCGGTCCAGATATCCCCGAAGAACTTTCCGGTGGAATCCAGAAGGTTTCCTTCTTCCTCCTCGGCGTAGGCACCAAATGTGCTTGTTGCAAACAGGATGAACATCAGAATAGCTACAAATCGCTTCATGGGGCTTCCCTCCAATAAAATGATTTTGATCAATTATGAATTTATAAATCAAAGTCCAATCGCCTGAATTTGCGCGTAGTGTATACGTTTCTCTTAATTATATCATGCATTTTTAAATCTTGCCACCATAATACACGACAGATTGTCACCTGTAGGAAACAAAAAACCAAAAAGAACAGGAAAAGCAACAGGCTCGATTTTCCTGTTGCTCAATGTGCAATAAAAGAATTAAGGCTTACCGCTGCAATCATTGCCGCCGAATTCGCAGCCATGCGAGTGATGATGACCATAATACCAGCGGCCATAGCGATAGCCGTAATGTGCAGGACAATTGGCGCAGTCACCTGTGCAGCGTCCCGGGTGGGTACGTCTGGAGCCTGCATCTGATGCGAGGCCGAGAAGAGTAGCAAGGAAGCCCGGCCCCTTTCTCACCGGCTGCACCACAGCGATCTCTGGTTCAAAGGGCAGGTCATCGATCTCGCGGCGAATATTTCCTGCCTTCGCCACAGCTTCGAGCAGATCCTCATCAAAGCAGAGGCCTTCCAGCTCCTCGTACTGCTCTGCTGTGAACTGTCCCCGTCGGCTGCGGATGGCCTCATTGAACACCTCTTCCGTCAGACAGCCGCCGAGCTCGATGATTTCAGCCGGCGTAAAGCGTATGCCGTTTTGCATGGCGCGCTTTACCAGACGGGTTGAGATCTTCTCATCAAAGAATTCATTGGCAATTTCAGCAACCTCAGCGGAGGATGTGAAATCAGTCAGCGTTGATATTCTGCTGATCTGCGTGCTTTCGGCCCAGTCCCAGAACCGATCATAATAATCTTCCCACTTCATAGACATGCCTCGCTAGATTTTCCTGTAGGCCTGTTCTGCTTCCCTGATCAATGTGCGCTGAGAACGATCTGCAAAAGGCTTCAGCGTCATCAGATGCTTGTAGCGTTCCTTGATCAGCTTCCTCCTGCCTTTGGATACCTTGGGATCAGTTGTCTGGGTGATGATTCGGGTGCTTTCAAGAATGATACGGCAATCGTTCTCGATCTGAGCCTCCGTCAGCTTTTCATACAGAGCAATATTGGGCAGGGCAAGATAATCGTTCTTTCCCTCAAACAACGCATATTCCCATGCGCGGATATTGCGCCGCTTGCTTCCGAAAAACAGACCCATTCCAGATCACCACCGAGTCATGTAGAATTACGAATATTATAGCAAATACTTGTCGAAACCAAAAGAGAAACAGGCGGAAAATGTATGCTCAACAAGAAAAAGCAGCAGGATTTCTCCCGCTGCAAAGGTTTCATTGTCTTATGCCTGTATCTCCGTCCCGTCGTTGAACCTGACGACCGCCCGCTTGTCATCGTATACAGTGATGCGCTCCACCAGAATGCGGAAGGCAACAGGATCGAACTTCTCGGCGTGCTGGGGCAGACTGCGAAGCTCCCGGATGAAGCTGTCCGTACGCTTGCGGCGGTTGTCCTTTTCCATGATATCCACCTTGAGCGCCGTGTTCCTGTCCTGCAGTTCCTGATACCGTGCGCTCAGTGCAGCCATCTCCTGCCGGTGCTCGGCCTGATCCAGCGCAACGCTGGCATTCCGCATGACTGCCTTCGTCAGCTGATCGGTGGCGTCGGCCAGCTCCTTTTCCACGCATTCCTGTTCGGCGCAGAGGGCGGAGGTGTCATAAACTGTATCGCGCAGCATGACTGCCGTGCGGATAATTGCTTCCCGTTCGTCGCTCAGCTTGCCCATGGCGCGCATCACAATGTCCTCAATCTGGGGATCAGTCAGGTGAGGCGATTTGCAGATTGTGCCGGCATACTTGCGGTTGCACTGCCAGATGATTTTGCGGTATTTGTCGTTGGCGTGCCAGACCTTGGAGCCGTATCGGCTGCCGCAGTCACCGCAATAAACCATGCCGGAGAAAACGTGCACGCCGCTGTAGCGGTTGTCTCCGGGCTTGCGCGCAGCCATCTGCTCCTGTACCAGGTCGAAGGTTTCCGCGCTGACGATCGCTTCATGGTTGCCTTCTACGTAATACTGCGGTACCTGCCCGGTGTTCTTGATTTTCTTCTTGGTGATGAAATCCTCGGTGAAGACCTTCTGCAAAAGCGCGTCGCCTTTGTATTTTTCGTTGGTCAGGATACTGCGGATCACCGAGCCGTTCCATTTTTGCTTGCCGCCGGGTGTCGGGATACCGTCCTCGGTCAGGCGCCTGCCGATGGCGTAGGGCGTGTATCCCTGCAAGAATTCTGCATAGATGCGGCGGACAACCTTGGCCTGCTCTTCGTTGACAACCAGGTTGCCGTCCGGTCCCTTGTCGTAGCCGAGGAACCTGCCGAAGGGAACGGAAACCTTGCCGTCTGCAAACCGCTTACGCTGGCCCCAGGCACAGTTCTCGGAAATGCTGCGGCTTTCTTCCTGGGCAAGCGAGGACATGATCGTCAGCATCAGCTCACCCTTGCCGTCGAAGGTCCAGATGTTTTCCTTTTCAAAGTAGACCTCGACGCCCTTGTCCTTCAACTTGCGGATGGTGGTCAGGCTGTCGACCGTGTTTCGGGCAAAGCGACTGACGGACTTGGTGACGATGAGGTCAATCTTCCCGTCGAGCGCATCATCCACCATGTTCTTGAAGCCCTCACGTTTGCGGGTGTTGCAGCCGGTCTTTCCTTCATCTGAATATACGGAAACGAACTCCCAGTCGGGACGGCTCTTGATGTAATTGGTGTAATAATCGATCTGCGCCTCGTAGCTGGTAAACTGCTCGTCCCTGTCCGTGGAAACACGGGCGTAGGCAGCAACGCGGCGCTTTGCGCCCGTGACCACCGGCCCGACCGCATGCAGCGGAACGGTTGAGGGGATTACCTTTATATTCCTTGCCATTGTGCTGTTCTCCCATCCTTGAAGTGAAGTGTAATGGTCTCGCCGGGGTCTGCCGTAATGTGATCGACCTGCTCACGGAAAGCAGCTTCATCGAAATCGTCTGTATCCATGATTTCAGCGACCATCTGCCTGAGGACGAAGTCAGGATAACTCCTGTTGATGCAGCCATGCCGCTTCTGCTTTCTGTCGTAGCAGTACCAGGTGACCAGCTTGCCGGCGTGATTGACACGGCGGTATTCCGTTCCGCAGATGCCGCAGCGGATGCGCCCGAGAAAGGCGTCTGTACAGGTGGCAGGGTGATGCCAGTCCCCGATGTGCCGGTTCTTCCAGTGTGCGGTCTTGCCGTCGATCAGATCAAAGTCGATACCGTCCGGAGTAACTGTCATGTGCCGGACGCGGTTGAGGAATTCGTTCTCGTCGAAGGCGTTCATGCCGAGCACCCTTGCGCAGATCTGCATAAGCTGCTCCTCGGTAAAAATGGCATTTTCGCATGTCGTGTCCTTTTCCTTGGTAGCCCGGCAGAACCATCGG